GTGCGTACTCGGCTAGTCCAAGTTTTACGCAATTATCGCCGGCACAGATGTTTGGCCGCTTCGCGGACCCGATGAGGAACTTTGTGAATGAGACTCTGTCTTTTGGACGATCAACCCGTTATTGGGAACTTCGATCGAATGATAGCTTCCCAACCGCATTGTTCTTGAATCAGTCGATGAGGGACCACTTTTACTACCAAGAGTTGCGCAGCAATGTGCAGTTTTATGCGGTTGAGGTTTGTTTCTGGTCGATGGTGTGTGTTATTGGGCTCCTTGCCTTAACGCTCACGTGGAGCATAATTCAATCAATACTCCGGCCTTGCCGGGAGGCCCAGCGATTTAATCGTCGGTCTCGTTGTTGTCTTGTGTGCCGCTGGGGCTTTTGGGTTTGGGACTCTTTTTGGCGGTCACTTTGTTGCCGCCATCGCACGTTGTATGGCTTTGGTCCTAAATTTCCAGATCGGCCCTTAACTGAGGTTTTGCCGTTCATGCGTCGCTGCGTGGACGCCAAGCTCGGTGATTATGTTGAATCTCAATTGCCAGATGGTCGCATTGTTCGTATAATGCTCGACCAGGCGAATATGGTTCCAACTCAAATCAATGAGTCGATTAAGCCCAACTCTAACTTCCAAGAAGCTGAGTTTCCAGGGTTTATCGTGGTGTTGTGTGCAGGTCAGTCGTGTCGTCAAGATGCGAAGGAGTCTGCTGACACGTTCCTCGGGTTTGGATTTCGGATTGGCGAGTTGCTTTTCACAGTTCATCATAATCTTGTTTCGCGTGATTCCTTTCGGATGTATGCGGGCAAGAAGTATGCTGATATCAGCCTCGAACGCACTACTGCTCGTAAAGATGCGGTTATTGATTTCGTTGCTGTTAAGGTGGGAACGCAAATATGGAGCGAGTTGGGTGTATCTAGTGCACAAATCGTTCCACTCAAGTCTCGTATGTACTCTAGCGTCGTCACGCATCCAGCAGTTATCGTTTATGGTTTTGATCGTAATGGTAAGCCTGTTAAGTCTGTGGGTCGCGCTGAGGTCACACCGTTTGAGGTCCGACACTACGCGTCGACTATCAATGGACATTCTGGCGCCCCAATTCTTGTTGGCGCCAAAGTCGTTGGTATTCACAGAAACCGTGGCCCGGATGATGCGTCCCCAAATTATGGAGTTAATATCCACCATGTTATGTCTTTCTTATCTGATATAGCCCCTGTCCCCTTAAGCTCGCAAGAGACTACTTGGGATCGTGAGGCGGTTTCTGAGGAGGAGGCGCAACACATGGCGGATGAGCAACAAGGGTTTTCCTACACTCGCGGCAGATATGTTCGCGGCGGTGAGTATGCAGATGCCAATCGTGAAGACGATGTGGACATTGCGTCTAATCGCCGTGAGGAGTTGAAGCAGCAAGAAGAGGAAATTAAAGAATTGATTGATGATTATGCCTTCCACCAAGTGCAGGGCGATGATACTTCGGTTTCTATAGCGCGTGATGCGCTTAAGAACGCTGTCGAACGACAGATGAAGCTTCTTCGCGCGCCTGGTGGGTTTAAGAGGCATGCTAAGTTCAATGATGCCCCTGTTGAAGTAAAACAATTTGTACCCGATGCCAATCGGGTTGTGCCCCCTGCAGTGGCGGCTCAAGTCGCTAAGAAAAAGCGTTCTTTGATTGCCGTAGGCTCGGGGCCTGACCTGAAGCGTTCTGAACCAATAACGCCTCCGCCTCTTCCTGAGGTGTTGCCGTCGGTGGATCAGATCGTGCCCCCAGTTTCTCAAACACGGTTTCACCTGTATGAGTCGACAGTTGGTGTGGCTTCGTTACCTGTTGTTGTGCCTGCCCAGCTCCCTTTTGTGTCACCGACAAGTGATGTTGTGGTGCCTCCTACTGTGCAGGTGGCGGTTCCTATTGTTAACAATCCTGTTCCGAATCCTTCGGAGTTGGATGTGAAAAATTCTGG